AGAGAAAATTACCAGACCGTCCACGACGTATCCCAAGAAATAAAATTACTCTATACACTAATTTTATTACCCTGAGAAGGGATCGTACTCTGCAGATGTTGCTTGCTGCGATCCGTGGAAGCCAAGGCGCGACGGGTAGACCGGGAATACGTAGGTCAGCGCCAGAGCGTCCGCCAAGTCCGGCGAGGGCAGCCCCCGCTTCTTCGCGTCCTCCTTGCTTTCCAGCTTCAGCTCGTTCCTCAGCGTGTAGCCATACTCCAGCCCCGTCAGGTCGCTGAACAGATCGGGATCGTCGGGCAGCCGGATGCCGTCCTTAATGGCGTCCCGCAGGTTGCCCCACATCTGTGCGCGCAGGTTGGCGTAGCCCGGCTGGGTCGCCTTGCTGCCGAAGTTGACCTCGATCACGTCGAGCCCGAGCTGCCGGCATCGATCGACGACACCGCCGCCCACGCCGCCACCGTCGATGAAGATGGCGTCAGGGGTCTTTTGCCGGGCGACCTCGGCGACCTTCGAGGCCAGCGTCATGGTGTCCACGCCCCGGAAGGTATGCACGCCCTGGCTCTCGGCGTCCCGCCCTTGCCGCAGGTAGATCACGCTCTGGTCGCTGCCGAACCGTGCCACGTCGACCCCCATAACTAGCGGATCGTGCGGCTGCACAGCGACCTCTAGGCCGATGCAGCCACGAACGTCGGCCGTGGCGATGAACTGCAGCTCGCCGGCTGAAGGGAACTGGCCAAGCACGCGGACCCTGACGAAATCGCTGTCGACGCCGTAGTCCTTGATCCACTCCTCGAACAGCCGCTTGTTGGTGATCCTTACGTCCCGGCTGTCGATGTGCCGCCGGATGTATCGGTGCCGGAAGCGGCCAACCATGTTCTCGAAGAACCGGCCCGTGTTCCGCGTCGGGTTGCCGAAATCGAACGTCATCGGCTCGCCGTCGGTCAGGCCGCCCTCGCGGACCTCGAATATCTTGTCGGGCACGGCGGACGCCTCGTCGAAGATGTAGAACGGCGTGGACTGGGCGCTGTGCAGCCCGGCGAACGCCTCGCTGTTCTCCTCCCGGCAGGTCTGGGCGTCGACCCGCCACGTCTCCCGATGATCGTTGTGGTACATGTTCATCGAGCCGCCGCCGCTGTTTAGGTGGTACCAGTGCCTCGTGATGCCCAGGTGGTGCCACTTGGCCAGCTCGGCCCACGTCTTGGTGCGGAGCTGCTCAGACGTGTTCGCCGTCACGATGCCCTTGCAAAACGGCCGGGTGTCCATGATCCAGCGGATCAGCCACGCCGTCAGAGCGGACTTGCCAATGCCGTGGCCACTGGCCGTGCTGAACTGAATGGGGTCGACCGCCGTCCTGCCGTCGAAGCCGCGCCGCCGGACCTCGGCCCCCAGGTCGGTCAGGAAGGCCCTAGCCCAGTCGTCGGGCCCCTCAAACCCTTCGAGCTGCCCCTCGCCCCAAGGGTAGCTGAACAGGACGTGGCCCAGAGGGTCGGCGTAGAACTCGGCGATGGCGTCGGCCAGATCGTGGTCAGAGGACATCGAACAGCCTGCGGAGTAGGTACGACCTGACCACCGACAGCAGGAAGTAGCACGCCGTGATGATGGTCGCGTCGGCCGCCGTCGGTTCCAGACCGAGCAGCGGCAGGGCGGTGAAGGTGAACACCCACGACACGGCGATGCCGACCACGCTGTTCGCGACGGCCTCGCAGAAGGCCATCTTGCGGGACTGACGCCGCCTCAGCATCGGCCGCTGGCTAAGGTGGGGAAGGCGCAAGGAACCCAGCCTATCTCGGAGGAGCGGATAGCCCGGCCGGTCACGGGGCACACAGCAAACGCGACGGTCCTCTCCCAGACCAGCACGCTGCAGCCCTCGCCGTCATCCCCCAGCTCTACCTGAATGTACTCCAGCGCGTCGTCGAACGCGTGCTCGATGTCGACCGGATCCAGCACGATCATCGGGGCCACCATCCAGTTGGTGTGGCCGCTGTCATCCAGCTCGTACTCGTCGAACATCGCCTCAAATAGGTTCATAGTCGGCCTCTGTGGGCCGGTGCGCGACGGGCGCTGGGCCGCTGCAGGCGTAGGCAGGGTGCTCAGGATCGCTGCTGGTGGCCAATTCCTTGGCCCCGCAGTGGCTGCAGATGCGCATCCGGCCTGCTCCCGGTGCCGGCTTGCCCCACAAATGCGGCACCGGCCGAGAATGCGGGTGAGCCCCTCGCGCGTATTCGTCGCGGTTCATGCGGCTGACCTCGTGCCTTTACATTTCCACCGCTTGCGCGACAGGCGCAGCGGAGAGTTGGGGTCTTTGGCCGCGCTGGGATGGTCGCGCATCTGGCCGGCGCTCCGGGCGCAGTAGGCGTCACCCTTCGACGTGCCCGGCTTGACCCTTGGCCCGCCGCCCTTGGCCTGCCCGGCTTGTCCGTAGCTAACCTTCTTGCCGCTCGCAGTGATCTTGACGCGGGCCTTGCCCTTCGCCGGCTTAGCCACGACGCACCCGCTTCTTCTTCGCGCTGTCCTTGAACGCCTTGTCCGTCGGAGCGCCCTCGTCGCCCGGCTTGCGCATCTTCTCGCCGCTGCCCTCTTTGATGCGGACCCGTTTGCGCCTAATGTTCTCGTAGAGCCCCGGCTTACTTGCCATATTTCACCCGCCGCTTCTCCGAAGCCTCGACGGCGCGGCCCTGCTTTGCAGCCTTGGACTTTCCGCCCTCGCCGGCGTAAGCCTTGCCCGACTTGCCCCACCGGTAGGCGGTCTTCCCATCCTTAGTCGTCTTCGTAACCGGCATCAGTCTACTCCCACGACGCGCAGCCGCGCGACACGATCACGGCCTGCCTGCAGCCGGTCGGTCAACGCATTCACGTCGATGTTGCGGTTTTCGTTGATGTTTTCGCTCGGCAGCACCTTGACCAGCAGCGTGGCAAACGTGCGCGGTTCGTCGGTGGCCAACATGTGCAGGTAGTCCACGCCGCCAGCCCGCTCGAATGCCTCAATAATCGCGGCCTTCATGTCTCGCGTCGTTCTGTTAGGCGTGCCCTTCTGCCGCCCGCCCGTCTTCCTGCCGTCCTTGGTCGCCATTTCTAAATCCGTCTAGTTCAGACCTCAAATAATAGCCCAGCGCGCTGCATCAAGTCGAGCAACGTGTTCTCCTCCAACAGGTACAGACGCCTCGACCTGTCCTGCCTGACGACCAGCAGGTCAGCGCCGTCCTGATCCAGCGCGTCGTACAAGAACTTGTAGCCGCTCTTCTTGCGCTTCGCCTCCATCGTGTAAGGCCCCAGCTTGATGTCGCCCTCGAGATCCTCGCCGGCCTGTTTGAACGCGCCACTCCCGAAAACCCGGCGGACCTCAGCACCGGCGTCCTGCCAGAACAGCACCGTTTCCCGCTCCAGTTCGTACCCTCGTTTCTTATTTCGGTTGGGCATAAGCAAGCCTCCTATGGGGCTTGCATGCCAATAGCATAGCCCCTATAGGGGCGTGCAAGCATGCAAGCAAGTTTTTCGCAGCAATATCAAAGACATAAGCCAGCTTGCACGCACTTGCATGCCCAACTTGCACGTGCAAGCTTGCATGCAAGTTTTTTCTCAGCAATATCAATGCCTTACCCCCGTTTAACTAACGTGCAAGCGCTCAACTTGCATCATGCACTAACGTGCAAGCTGAGTGTCAGACCTGCCGGCACTTGAACGTCCACCTACCCGTAGTCCGGCGGCGTTCGTCGAGGACCAACTCGACAGTCCCGATGCTTGTGTTAACAGGCTGCTGGAACATGTCGTACAGCTTCTCCATCAGGCCCGACGGCATCCTGTCTGCGCTGCTCGGCCACCCGTCGTCGTCCCTCATGCTGTCATGGACATCAGAGGCCGCGTGGTCGCCGTAGCCGCAGATGCCGATAATCTGCTCCGCCAGATGCAGCGCCAGCACGGCGTCGCCGCCCGACACTGACATCGAGTTCAACGCGTCCCCCTTGCTGCTGAGGTGGCAGACGCCGATCTCGAACCCCTCCGGCAGTTCGCAGCCCTGGAGCTCGTACACGATGGGCTGCAGCGGGCTGCCCTCGCGTATTTTGCCGGTATCGAGCACGATCCACCGCCCCAGGTTCTGCTCCAGCGCGTTCTTGCGCCACTCCTTGCGGTCGTTGCCTCCGGCTGGCATCCAGTGGGCCAACGTGAAACCGCAGTCCAGCGCGCTGTAGATCGCTCCGGAACCACGCCACGCGCTGCTGTCCGCTCTATACCAGTCGGGGTCTTTCGATCGATCCTTGGGAGTGTGGTGAGCGTGCATGACGGCAGCGCCTGTCATCGACGTGATCAGCAAAAACGCCTTGGTCAGCATCGCAGCGCTGCTGGCGCTGTTCTCGTCCATCGCGTCCGACAGCGTGATGTACGGATCCAGGATGATGAGCTTGGCACCCGTCTGCCTAGCCCAGCCTACGATCTTGGCCACGCTGTCCTCGTCAATTTCAGGCGTGCCAACCTCGTTTAACGCGATCAGGCGCAACATACCCTCGGTCTTGCCGCGCACTGAAACGCCAAGGCTGTGCGTCAGCCCCATGTCGACGGCGGCGGCCTTCAGCCGGCGCTTGATGTCGGCGACGTGTTCCTCGTTCGCGATCCACAGCGTGGCCTCTGGCTGCGCCGCTTTAGGCAATCCCATCCTCTCAGTGCAGCCCGCCGCCAGCGTAATAGCAAGCGCCGCCAGCCACCGCGTCTTGCCGACGTTCGACGTACCACCCAACGAGGTAAGGCCGCCGGCCGGAATCATACCCTCGATAAGCCAGTCGATCGCCGGCAAGCGTTCGAGGTGCAGGCCCTCGACCGTGATGGTCTCGAGCTCGGTGCTGTCAGCCGCAACGCGAGCCTCGATGTCGGCTGCCGTCGTCTCGCGCTGCGGGCCAATAGGGCGGGCACGGGGCACCTCCATCAACGGCTTCTCCGCCAGCAGGGCCTCGATCACGTCGTCGTCCAGATCGGCCGACCGCTTCGCCGCCGCGCTATCGACCAGCGCCTCGATCTTGCCGCGCCGGTCGAGCCAGTCATAGTGCCTGGGGTGAGCCGCATCCGCAGCCTCCGACGCGCCCATCAGCGCGTTAAGCACGGCGACCTGCTCCTCGCGGGACAGCAGCCTGCCGTCTTTGCGCCGCTCCGGAAGCCGCATCGACAGCGTGCGAAGCGCCGGATACAAATCCTCAGCAGTGCGGATGCGCTCGACCAGCTCGTCGTCGGTCGCCGCGTTCCACGATGTAGCCGTCAGCTCCCCGCTTCCGCCCTTCTGCACCATGATGGCACGCAGCACGTCTAAAGGGAACTTGGACACCGGCACGTCGCCGAAGACTTCGTACCCAGGCGTCCCCGGCCAGCAGATGTAGCCTGCTCCGCCGGCCTTAACGTCAACGCCCTCCGCGAGCTGCGTCGGGAAGCGTATCCCATCGACGTGGCGGAACACGAAGTGCAGGCCCTTGGACCGCGTCGAGTGCGCGCGCGTCTCGCGCAGCCAGCCCTGGTTCGCCTCGAACCATTGCTGCACATGCGGGCCCTTATGCAGGTCGACATCGATGCACAGCAGCCCGGACATCGCGCCCATCGGCACGGCGATCTCCTTCGCCCTGGGGTGTGAGAACAACTCGATCACCCTGTCCGGGTCAGTCGTCGCTATTTTGTAGCCGCCTTGTCCGGGGCCAACGCCGAGCTCGGCGTTAGACCACGCCGGCACCTTGTCGCATGTCGGAAACACCGGCAGGCCGGAGGCCGCAACGTCAAGCGCCGCCTTGATTAGCGGCGGCCGAGTGTCGTATAAATCATTGGTCGGTGGCATATTAGTCCCCTCTCATGCCTCGCGATAGCCGGCGGTCCTAACCCGCCGCATATGGAAATCTAGCCCGGCCTCGTGCCGGGCTAAATTTATGTGTACACCCGAGGTGGCACGCCGGACAATCCCCTCACGACGCCGTGTTGTGAAGCATGGTCGGTCTCCTTGGTTGCCCACCGTATGTGAGGTGTCGTCATAGCCCCCTAAAATTTTTTCGTGAGGTACTTGCAATCCTGATTGCAGCGCCCATATCATGGGGACACCAACCCAAGGAGACCTCAGATGCGCACGAACGTGAAGAACCTCCCCGCCGACCAGACCTACTTCACCAGCCACGGCTACAGCGATGACGGTGTCTGGGTCGTCGTGAAGCGCACTGCTAAGACGGTCACCCTCGCTCGAGTCAACTGCAAGCCCGATCCTGAGTTCACGCCTGATTTCCACGGCGGCGGCTTCCTCGCGCACTGTTCGAACCAGTCCGATCAGACGTGGTTGTTCGACAAGATTGAGACTACCTACACGATCACCGCGCGCCTCACGAAGAACGGCTGGCGGGGGGACGGCACGAAGTTCACCGAAGACCGCGCGTGGCGGTTTTACGATTACAACTTTTGATCGCCGGGGGCTTCGGCCCCGGCACCCATCGAGGAGACCTGACATGACCTACTACACCAGCACCTTCGACCGACCCGTCGCCGCGCAGAACGACGACATCGACCTGATGCTCACCATCTCTAAACTGGCCCGCACGATCCACGAATTGCCGCGCAGCCCCTTTCGGGCTGCTATCGCGGAGGCTATCTGTGACGCTATCCGCGTCGCCGGCAAGAACCTTAATCACCACGCGGCTCAGAACGAGGTCCGCGACTTCTGCGACTACGTCGACGACCCGACGCTGGATCGCGACAGTATTCGCGATCTGATCACCGACTACATCGACGCTGCGAACTGGCTGGTCGAGGAGAAGGGGTGATGCTGTACCCGGAACTGTTGAAACAGCAGATCAACAGCGGCGGCCTGACTAAGAAGCAGGCCTACGATTTCTTGCTCGAGCACGGCGTCTACCCGTGCAGGGCGATGGAGATGCTCGGCGAACCGCTTGACGCTGACGAAGGCCCTGACGTACAAACCTGACACGAGGTGATGAGATGAAGCAACTGCTCCCCCACCAGATCGAGGACGCCAAGTTCCTCGCCTCCAAGGCCTTTGCCGGCAACTTTTCCGGCATGGGCAGCGGCAAAACGCTGACCGCCCTTGAGGCCTTCCGGCTGACACGCGAACTGGTGACCGATCAGGTGATCATTGTCGGCCCGCCGATCAGTTTGCGCATGTGGGCCTCCGAGTTCGAGGCCTTCTTCCCAGGTGACAAGGCCCAGCTTGTCAAGACTGGCAAGGTCAAGATCGACGGCGGTGCCACTGCGCTGGTCATGTCTTACGAGATCGCGACCAAGCGTGCCGCCGAGTTGTTTCAGCTTAAGGCCCGCGCTTTGATCCTCGACGAGGCTCACGCCTGCAAGTCGGTCAAGGCCAAGCGGACCAAGGCCATCCTCGGCAGCGGAGGTCTCGCCAGCAGCGTGCAGCACTGCTGGTTCCTGACCGGCACGCCGGTGACCCGTTGGAACGACGACCTCTACCCGTTCCTGTGCCGGGCCGATCTGGCTGGTCTGCGCACTCGCTGCGGCGGCACGCATATCGACCGCTTCAACCTGCGCTACACCATTGTGCAGAAGCGCCAGTTTCCCGGCGCGCGGTACCCCACCAAGATGACGGTCGGCAGCCGCAACACCGATGAGTTGAACGGCTGGCTGTTCGACGGCGGCCTCGCCGTTCGCCGCGAACTGTCCGAGGTCTGGGCTGCGATGCCTCCGCTCACCGTCAACCGTCTGGAAATCGGGCTGTCGATGGACGACGAGTTGCGCGATATCCTCGCCGGTTTCAAGACGCAGGCCCAGATCGATCAGGCCGTCGCCGCGAATGACGAACACATTGCCACCGCCCGCCGAAAGATCGGCGAGGCCAAGGTGCGCGAAGCCGCAGCCGAGATTCGCGACCGCGTGGCCAGCGGTGCCGGTGCTATACTCGTCGGCGCTTGGCATACCGGCGTCATCGACGCGCTGGTCTCCGAGTTGTCGGACCTGCGGGTCGCGGCTCTCGACGGCCGCACCAGCAGCAGCCGCAAGTCGGAACTGCAGGATGCATTTAACAACGGCGACCTCGACGTGCTGGTCGGCCAGATCGCTGCGATGGGCGTGTCCTTGAACCTGCAGCATGGCGGCAACCGCATCATTGTCGTCGAGGAGGACTGGAGCCCGGCGATTATGGACCAATTTTACGCCCGATTGCACCGCATTGGCCAGACCGAGCACGTCCATGTCGACATTCTGCAGTCGGACGACACGCTGTCTCAGGCCGTGGCCCGCATCGCCTCCGCGAAGCGCCGTGCCCACGCCACAGCGATGGAGGTCGAACATGCTTAAAGCAGTCGTCTTCGGGTTTCTGATTGTGTTTTCGCTCCTGCTGACATGGGAGCACCAACTCAGGCTGGACGCCGTCGAGTACCAAGAATGCGGCGGCGTCTGGTGCGAGGCGAAGGAGAGACCGGCCTGGGTCACGGGGAGGGCCGCGACATGACCGCCTACTACAACGAATTAGACCCCTACGCCGCTGCATGGCTGCGCAACCTGATCGCCGAGAAGATGATCGCACCGGGAGAAGTCGATGAACGATCTATTGCCGAAGTTCAGCCCGGCGATCTTGCCGGGTTTGCCCAATGCCACTTTTTCGCCGGCATCGGCGGCTGGAGCCTCGCCCTGCGGCTCGCCGGATGGCCCGACGACCGGCCTGTGTGGACCGGAAGCTGCCCCTGCCAGCCCTTCAGCAACGCCGGCAAGCGCGGCGGAACCGCCGACGAGCGACACCTGTGGCCCGAAATGTTCCGGCTCGTCCGCGAGTGCCGCCCTGGAATCGTCTTTGGCGAGCAGGTTGAGAGCGCGGTTCGGCACGGATGGCTCGATGGAGTATTCGGAGACCTGGAAGGCGAAGGTTACGCCTGCGGGGCGGCCGTACTCGGCGCACACAGCGTCGGCGCGCCGCACATCCGACAGCGGCTGTGGTGGGTGGCCGACGCCGGACGCGGCGGCGATGAATCTAGCGGATGCGAATTGGGAGCAGAGGCGGGCGAAGATCAAGGCCGAGAAGAAGAACGGCAACGGCTTCGGCCTGACTCTGGGCATGGCCGCTTCGATGGCCGGCTGGCCCACCCCCATGGCGGGCAGCCCCGGCACGGAGGCCTACAACCCGGCGGGCAACACGGACAGCAGCTGCAAGACGGTCGATCTGGTGTCGGCCTGGCCGACACCATCGGCCCGCGACTGGAAGGGCGCGACCCTGGAGAAGTGGGGCACGAACGCGAGGCCGCTGAACGAGGTGGCGGCGCTGGCGGGGTGGCCGACGCCTTGCGTTGTGGAGCCGAACACGGACCCGGACAAGGTCTGGGAGCGGAAGAAACGGCTGACGGCGAAGACGGGCGTCTACCGAGGCAACGACTGCGGACTGGGTTCGAAGGTGCATCTGGCTTCTGGTCCGCCTTCGACCTCGTCCCCTGCCGCGACGGAAAAGCGCGGCGCGTTGGCGCCGGCATTCAGCCTCTGGCTCATGGGGTTCCCGCCCGAGTGGGAAAGCTGCGCGCCGCCGGCAATGCCATCGTCCCGCAAGTCGCGGCGGCCTTCATCGAAGAAAGCCAGTCGGTGATTGCTTTCCATGAATGCGGCGGCGTCTGGTGCGAAGCGAAGGAGAGATAAGATGAGCGTGCGCGATGCAGTGCTGCGCGGTGCCGATATCCACGAATCCCGGAAGGACTGGGGCTTCGACCGCACAGCCTATCTGAACAGCTCGGAGGCTGACGCCTGCATCCGCAGCATATGGTACTCCAAGCACCGTCCGGTGGAGGCAGCCGCGCAGGATTGGGGGTATGCCCGGCGCGGCCACGCTGTCGAGCGTTACATCATCGACAGCCTGTCGACTCTGAACGACGTATCCCTCGACCTTGCGGGCGCTGATCAGCTCAGCCTGCAGGACGATGAGCGCCGTCTATCTGCGACACCCGACGGGGTCATACGCTTTGGCGACGGGGATTGGTTGGGCCTCGAAGTCAAGTCAATCGACCCTCGTACTAACACCGGGCGTCTGCCGAAGCCGGCGCATATCACCCAGATACGCATCGCGATGGCCCTGCTGAACCAGCAGCGTGGATACAATCTCAAGCAGGGCTACCTGCTGTACGTCGACGCCTCGAACTTCAACCGCATGTTCGAGTTCGTCGTCGACGCCGAAGACCGCATCCTCGATGTCTACGCCAAGAAGGCCAAGCGGGTGTTTTCGGCGGTGACGGATACCGTCCTCGACCGCGAGGGCAAGCGCAGCGGCGAGTGTAAATATTGCCCCTTCACCGCTTTGTGCGGTGTCGCGGCTGAGGACAGCAGGACGCCGCGCCCCCAGGCGCGACCTGCTGGTTTTGACGCCACCGTGCTGCGCTACGCTGAGCTTCAGGACACCGAGGCCGCCATCAAGGCGGAGAAGGACAGGCTGAAGGAAGATATGAAATCAGTTCTGCAGACCGCAGGGCACATGGTTGTCGGCAACATCGAGGTCTCGATGTCGCTGACCAAGGGACGCGCCAGCCTTGATCGTAGGGCTGTCGCGGCGGCGGGGATCGATCTGACCCCGTTTGAAACGGTGGGCGATCCTGTGGAACGCCTGATTGTAAAACGTGTTAACTGAGGTGACCGATATGACGACCAACGCACTTTCGATCTTCATCAAGACTGCCAACCTCCCCGCCTTTGACGAGGAGGCCATGGCCGCTGCCATCGACGCCAGCCAAGAAGAGGAGGGCTACGCGCAGGGCGGCGGCCTCACGTTCATCGACTTCTCGGGGAAGATGAACCAGTACCGGGTCGGCAAGGATCGAGACCCTATCGACCCTGAGGCCCTGTTCCTGCTGGAGCCGATCTCGGCGACCAAGGGGTGGATCTGCTGGAAAAGCGGCAGGGTAGTCGGCCGCGAGGAGTGGCCGTACCTGAACAAGGCGGCCACAGTCCTTGCTGAGGATCTCGAGGATTACGGACCCTACAAAGACGGCGATGGCTGGAAGCCGTTGCGCGGCTTCGGCTGCATCGCTCTCGATGGCAGCGCCGGGCACTACAAGTTCACTTCGAATGCTGCCGGCGCTCGCAACTCGATCGAGGGCGTGCTGTCCGAGGTTTCCGCTCAGGTTAAGCGGAAGCAGCCGTCGGTGCCGGTGATCAAGTTCTCCTCGGAGAAATTCACCGCCAACGACCACACGAACTGGAAGCCGACGTTTCCGGTCGTGGCGTGGGTCACCCGTGAGGCCGCGCAGGCGTTCTTCGCCGGTGGCAGCATTGACGATCTGCTCGCGGGCAAGCAGCCCAAGAAGCTGAAGTAGGTGAAAAGGCCGCCGCCTTAACGGGCGGCGGCTGACCTATTACGGGACATCATGTACAAACTGATCACAGACATCGACGAACTGCAGCAGTATGTCGACGCCGTCGGCGACAGGTTCTGCGCGCTCGATTTCGAGACCACCTCTCTGCGGCCCGAGGACGGCCGTGTCAGGCTCGTCAGCCTGTTCGATGGTACCCGGGGTGCCGTCGTGGACTTCGACGCCATACAGGGCGGATTCGAGGCCTGCGCGTACATGTTCAGCCGGGGAGAGTGGATCGTATTCAACAGCGGGTTCGAGCTGCGGTGGTTCATCGCCGCCGGCTGCCCGAAAACGCGCTGCCGGGACGTTGGCTTCCTGCGCCGCGCCATCCTTGGCGGCGGCCGCTACAGCCTGAAGCAGGTGGTGGCGTGGGATTTGGACCGGGAGATGGACAAGGCGGAGCAGACCAGCAACTGGGCCGCGCCCGAGCTGACCCAGTCCCAGCTCGACTATGCTTTCAAGGATGCGGTCGACACCTGGGACTTGTTTCAGCACTGGTATGACAGGTCCGACGAACTGCACCTGCAGGCGTGGTCGCTGTTTGACGGCATGGTGCCGGCGGTAATCGAGATGGAGGACAGCGGAATGCTGATCGATATCCGCCGGCACCGGCAGCTTGCCAAGCATTGGGGCGAGATAGCCGACAGCAAGGCCAGCCTGATCCGCAAGATGGTGCCCGACAGCGCGGTGGAGAATATTAACAGCGACACGCAGTGGGCTGATTTCTTTGCCAGGGAGATGCCCGACAATATCCTGTCCAAGTGGCCGCGCACAGAGAAGACAGGCACTCTGTCTATGACCGGAAGCACGCTGTCGAAGGTCGGCGCGCACTTCTACGCGCACCTGGGGGAAAACCCTATCACGACGCTGGTCGACGCCCTGCGCGACTACAAGAAGATGTCGAAGTACCTCAGCAGTTTTGGCGATACGCTGGCCGACAAAGCGCAGATGCACGACGACCGGCGTGTGCGCTGCCGGTTTAACATCGCAGCGGCGAAGACCTGCAGGTTCTCGTCGACGGGCCCGAACCTGCAGCAGATACCGCGCGACCTCGACCTTCTGGGCGAGCGCACTAGCGTGCGGTCCTCGTTCATCGCTCCGCCCGGCAAGAAGCTGGTCAGCCTGGACTATAGCGGCATCGAGCTGCGCGTCCTTGCCCTGCTATCTGAGGACGAGCAGCTCCTGCACGACGTTGTGCACGGCGACGTGCATGCCGAGGTGGCGTCCGTCATCGCTGGCCACCAGATCGACAAGTCAACACCGGAGGGCAAGGCGGCCCGGACTGCGGCCAAGGCCGTCAGCTTCGGTATCATCTACGGATCCGGTG